TAATGGTAGGGGATTATGTAATTTTTTATTATATGTCTTCAGTCAATGCCCTGGATCCCAAATTCCGGAAATTTATCACCTGTGAGAATGAGACATACTTGTTTATTAAGTATGATAATATCTATGTGGCCAAAAGAACGTATGGTGTTGTTAGAAGAGAATGGTTAGATAAGATAATTCCCATCAATGGATACCTTATATGTGAACCACTCTATGATCATAAATACCTGGCCATAGAGAAACAGGCCCGGGAGATGGGTTTGCGATTACCAAGGATGATAATGGAGAAATTTTCAGTTAAATTTGTCAGGGTCAGGTATATTGGTAAAGCAAACACTGAATACCATGAAAAAATATTTTCAGATGATAACTGTAATCCTGAAGTGGGGGATATTGTTACCATCCGGAAGCATTCAAATATTGCGATTGAATATGAACTTCATTTAACTTTTGATGGAAAAAATAAGTTTATCCGGATCCAGCGAAGATATATTACCGGGATAGTAACCGATGAACAATGGAAAGCAACTTTGCAGACAGAGATTTTAGCAAGTTGATGTATAACCCAAGGACAATTGCTGCTGATAAAAGCATTGTCCGGAAATACCCTCAACTAGGCAAGCTGCCTTCATGGAGGATGCAAATAACTACTATGGATAAACAGAAAGTTTTCCGGTACATTATCTATATGTATGACCGGAATAGTCCTTTCAGAACAAAATTCAATGATCTTAATAAACGCAGGATTGAAGCAGCAAAGGAGGCAGGATTCCGTTTAACTCAGGGAGTTTTCCCGGAAGATGTAGAAGAAATGCTCAAAGGTAAAATGGATAAGATAAACAGGATGATTGTTGATTTTGTCCGGCACCACCGAAGCTATAAATATTCGTACCTTGTAGCCAATGAAGAAAGTTTTTATAGAATTATGCAACAGGTTCTTAATGGTGAAACTAAACAAATAGCTGATATGGACCGGTTGGGAAAACAACTGGAAGAGACTCTGACAGAAATGCTCAATGAAGATAATAATCCAATAATACAGGATGCCGTTTTGAGATATATTGAAGAAGAGAGAGTATCAGAAAAATTCAGGCCCGAGGCAATAGCAGAAAAATCAAGAAACGATGACAACGCTTCAACTGATAAGGAAATATCCTGATGTCCCGGCACAGATTTTAAAAGACTATAAGGAACCAGATACTCATTTATGGGTAAACATCAATGATCGGGATATTACTCCTATCAGGATTGATCTACCAGAATGTCCAGAATACCACAAGATTGAAGGATTTGGCCTACCTGCCAGGGAACAGAAGTGGAGGCCCCCAAAATTACCAAGACGATTGGCTGAGTTACAGAAGGATGATCGCTTCGAAACAATTGACCAACTGTGGAAATTTCTGGATGAAAATACAGATTACTACCAGGAAGAGATAAAATTCATAGAACAAGCATGGGATAAGCGATTACATGGCATGTGGTTATTTATTAATGGTAAGCCAACCTATATTGACGGTTGGCATTACTTTTATATAGGCTGGTATAAGATAGATGTAGGATTACCAAAGTACAGGGACCGGGATATGAAGTGGTTCTTGTTTGCACGAATGATTTATACAGATACCAGGATCTTCTCTGAACTGGATAAAGATGGCTATGCAGTCCCGGATAAAGATGGCAATTATCATTTTCTGGATACCGGCTTCCGGGTGCATTTCGGATTCAACTATCCCAAACACAGAAGGGAGGGCGCAACATATCGGTCCGAATGTATCAACTATGAAATAATCTCCCGGACATTGAGTGCGTGGGGAGGAATTCAATCAATGAATGATACTTCAGCTTTTAAGGCATTCTATAAACACCTGGTTAGTCCATGGAAAAAATTACCCTTCTTTTTCAAACCCAATTATGAGGGTTCAACAGATCCTAAAGCAGCATTATCATTTAACCCTCCTGCAGAAAGATTATCGTCCAGGGGGTCAAAGATTTCATCAGCCGTGGGCCTGGAAAGCAGGATTGACTTCATGCCAGCCGACAGATCAGCATACGATGGTGATAAACTATACTTTCACCATGACGATGAAGTGGGTAAATTAAAAAATGAGAACTGTTGGGATCGCCACATGGTTGTGAAGGAATGCCTTGTAATAGGATCCACAATTGTTGGATTCACAATTAAAACATCTACAGTAGGTGAGATGGAGAAAGGTGGTGGCAGGATGTTCCAACACCAGTGTAAGATGTCCGACTTTTATCGCAGGAATCTTAATGGCCAGACAATTTCCGGATTAGTAACACTTTTTTTCCCGGCATATGAGGGATTAGAAGGATTTATTGGTCCTTATGGTGAATCGATCATCGATACTCCAACACCAGAACAGGCAGCTTTTATTGGTAAAAAATATGGTGCCAGAGAATTTATTCTGAATAGCAGGAAAGGATATATTGATGAGGGTGACTTTGAAGGATTATCAGAACAGATCAGGCTTTACCCCATAAATTTCAGGGAATGTTTTCGTACTGCAGCGAGATCTTCAGGATTTAATCTCAGGAAATTGGAAGAGAGAATTGATGCCCTGAGATTTGAAAAAAATAAGATTACCAAGCGTGGAGATTTTGTATGGAAAGATAATATCCGGGATACTGAAGTTTTGTTTGTTGAAAATCCAAGGGGAAGGTTTATTGTATCTCACCAGCTGAATGTCGATGAGGCCAACCAGAAAAGATGGGATGAGATCGAAGAAACATGGATACCATTAAATACACATTGGGGAATAGCAGGTAGTGACCCCTTTAAATTCCAGAAAACAGAAAGTAAACGTAAATCAGATGGAGCCGGAGCCGTTATACGCAAGGGTAAACTAAAAGATGCTGATTTTACAATGAAACGGAGATTTGTATGTACCTACTCAAATAGATTGTATGATAAATTCCTGTACGCGGAAGATATGTTGATGATGTGTATTTATTATGGTATACAAATGAATCCTGAGATTAATGTTGAATTTTTATGGGATTATTTTGAGTCAAGGGGATATAAAGGATACCTGCTTTATCGTTTTGATATCAGAACACATAAGATGCGACAAACTCCCGGGTCCTCCACAAATGAAAAAATAAAACAGGATATATTTATCGAGTGGATGACATTCATTGAAAATGAAATTGATGAAGAAGTTCATCTTGAGGTTCTGGAAGAATGCCGGGATATTGGTGGACCTGAAGAAATGACTTTATTTGATCTTTTTACAGCCGGCGGATATGCCTTGATCGGGACTAATCCTCTATATGATGAAATTCAGAAATTGGATGATGAGATGCTTGATATAGGAAGAGTCTTTAAAAAACGTACCTATAAAATAAATTGATATTCAACTTTTTTCATAATTTAGACCAAATTTTTAATAGATGATAGATGTTGCTAAATATAAAAATGGATTCTATCCATTTCCTAAACATGACATCGATCCAAATCTAAAAGATGCAAAATGGCATCTTGAATTTTGTAAAGCTATATTTGGAGCCTGGATAGCAGGTAAGACAGGAATTCCATTCTCTGCCATAGGCCAAGACCAGAAACTACGAGAATATGGTGCAGGAAAGCAAAACCCAAAACGATATATGGATATCCTCCTTGGCGAAGAGGAAACAGGGAGTGGAGAAAGAAAAGGATGGTTGAACCTCAACTGGGATATACTCAGCGTTGCCCCAAAATTTAAAGAAGTGGTCATTGGTATGCATGAAGAACAAGACCATAGGATTACCTGCACAGCTATTGACCCCAAATCAGGCGCAGAACGAGAAGCAATGATGTGGGAAATGTGGTTCAAGAGTCAGTTTAAAAATGAACTGACAGAGATGCAAAAAGGATTGGGACAACTTGGACCATCGGATGAATATATTCCTGAATCACTCGAAGAACTTGAAATTGTTAATGAACTGGGTGGATTTAAACTAAAAAAAGAAAAATCGATTGAACAGGGACTTGACTATACTTTCTATATATCCGAATGGAAAGAGATAAAACGTAAACTCATTGAAGACTTCATAGATATTAACAGAGCAGCCGTTAAAGACTACATCGACTTATATACCCAGAAAGTACATGTCCGTTACGCTAATCCCTCTAATACGATAATGCAATATTCAAGGGAGAATGGACACCGGAAATCCGAATGGGCCGGAGAGATTATTAAAGTAAATATCGTTGACCTTCGCAGAGATACCGACCTGACAGAAGACCAACTTAGGGGGATAGCACAGAAATACCAGAAAATGAATGGTAATTATGATTCCTTAAATTGGAATTCTGAGATGCTCGATAATGGTGACGGAACATTCAAATATGATAATTTCTGGATAGATGTTCTGGATGGGGAGTGGATGAGCATTGACACTAAGTATAGAACCAGAAGAGTTGATTCCAGGGGGGAAGCATTTATCTATGATGAGAAGTTCGGTAAAGTGTATGATGCTGACAATAAAAAAACCTCAATAAAAAAATTTAAGACCGTTTACCGGGGCAAATGGATACTGGGAACAGAATTTGTATATGACTGGGGCAAACAGTATGACATCCCCCGACCAGGTAGAAAAGAAGTTGAATTATCGTATCATTATTATATCCTTCCCGGAAGATCCATCATGGATCTTATTTGTCCAAACCTTGATAATCTCCAGCTGGCCTGGCTGAAGTTCCAAAATGCATTGGCCATGGCTGCACCCAAAGGTATTGCCGTTGAGTGGTCTAGCCTGACCAATATGAAATTGGGGGGAAATAAAATGAATGAACTGGAAATACTTGATATACGAAGGGGTACGGGCGATATGATTTACAGGGCAACAACACATAAAGGCTACGTTCATTCCCCACATGCAGGTAGGCCGGTTCAAGAACTTGAAGGTGGACTGGGCAGTTCCCTGCAGGAATTTATTACAATCTTTGATATGAACCTGAATTTTATCCGGGAACTGACAGGAATAAATCAGGTTGCAGATGCCTCAACACCTGATCCAAATCAATCCGTGGGTGGTTCCCAAATGGCCCTGGCCGGAACAGTTAATGCCCTCAAAAATATTTATGCCGGATATATCACCCTCAAGGAAGGTGCAGCTAAAAATTGTGCTTTAAGATTACAACTGGCAGTTAAATATAATCGTAGAGCATACGGTGGATATTACCCGGTATTGGGTAAAGCTAACCTGCAAGTGCTTAAAATAGGTACAGATATCCTGGATGCTGACTGGGGGTTAAAAGTAGAGGCTAAACCTTCCGAAGCTATGAAAGATAAGATCAGGGGAGCTATTGTTGAGGCCATGAAACCTGATAGGGAAGGATATATTGGCATTGAGGGAACAGACTATATATTTCTTGAAAGGATGCTTGAAGCAGGGGATTTAAAATTAGCGGAAACGATATTTGGATACCGATCCAGAAAAAACAAGGAACAGCAAATCAAAAGGCAGAGGGAGAATATGGAACTTGATGCTAAAAATGCCCAACAACTTGCCGTTACAAAAGCACAAGAAGCAAAGGAATCAAAGAAGAACGATAACGAACTAAAAAAAGAACTGGTTACTCACACTGAAACAGAAAAGCGAAAAACCCTTGAACTTGAACATCAGAATAAGATGGAGGAATTGACGCTTGAGAAAAGTCTTGAAGCCAGTATGAGTGCCAAAGAACCAGAACTACAAACAGCATAAAACTTTAAACCAATGGGAAAAAAACAAACAGACGCAGAAAGTTTTCTTGAAGGAGCATCCGATGGAATAGAAATTAGTCAGGTGATGGATGAAGTGGAAGCATCTATAAATACACCGGAGACACCACCAGGAACACCACCACCGGAGACACCACCGGAGACACCACCAGGAACACCACCACCAGGAACACCACCACCGGAGACACCACCGGAGACACCACCAGGAACACCACCACCAGGAACACCACCACCGGAGACACCACCAGGAACACCACCCCTTGAGAAGGGGGGTACAAAACCTCCACCATCAGTTCCAGCCGATGTGCAAAATACACTACTGAATGAGATATTCGGGGGTGCATACGCCAACATCGAGGACCTGAAGAAGGAGGATATACCCGGAAAATTAAAGGAGGCAGAAACGCTGAGACAGCAGGTACAAACCCTCCAGGACCAATTGAAGAACCCTGCCGTGGGGTTTGCAAATGAGAGTGTAGGACTATTCAATGAATTCGTAAAAAGTACCGGGATTAGTAATTACAATGTCTTTGACAAATTGATGAATGTTGATCTGAACACCCTTAATCCGGTGGACGGATTAGTTCTCAATCATGTCATGACACATCCCCGGTTTTCCGGAAAAGAAGATCTGGTCAGAAAAACCTTCGAGAAGAAGTATCAGACTGACCCAGATTCCGGATTATCGGAAGATGAGATTAAGATGAATCAAATCACCCTTGAGGGTGATGGAGAAAATGCCATCAATGAACTTAAAAAAATCAAAGAAGGCATTAAATTACCCGAAAAACCAAACGTTTTGGGTCAACCGGAAACATTGACACCGGAGAAAATTCAGGGATTTAAAGATGCATGGTCAACTCCATTTACGGAGTTGGATAAAACCTGGAAAGCAATACCGCTTTTTCTTAAAGGAACGAAAGAACCATTTATGCAGTATGCTATTCCAGACGAGGTAAGAAAGGATGTGATTAACAAAACACTTGAAATGGCTTCCAAAGATGGCCTTGAAGTCAATCCTGACAACATGAAAGATCTTTATGGAATTATGCTGAGAGAAGTGATTGTTAATCGTTTACCAGACATACTTCATGCTGTTGCTGAGAAAGCAAGATCTTCAACACAAGAGATTGCCGATGAAATGCACGATCATCCATCTGCACGATTAAATCCTGACGGAACACCTCCTGATGCAAGTGGTACACCACCGGAAGATCCATCAGATGCAGCCTATGAAGCTGAGAAGAAAAATTTGACATAGAACAGAACGACAATAGTAAGAGGCGTAATTTTTTCTAAATGTTTTATCAAAAATTATTATCATGACTTCACCAGATGCTATTAGTGAAATCTATGCCTCGGATATTGTATCCGGTTTTGATATCTATAAACCGGAGAAAATGAATGATCTCTTCATGCGTTACGGTGATCAGGGAGCAGGTTTTTTTGGCCTGATCCGTAGCCTTGGATTTGAGAAAGAGGTTGCTTTGGATGATTACGGTCATTACGAAGAGAAACGAACCCATGTGTCCTTTAAAACTGCCAATAACGAGTCAGCACCAGGAGCCGGAGTGGATATGACATTACAAC